GTTTATCAGTCTCGACATGAAAAATAGCGCTTTAATTCACCAGGACCTTAGACACTTCTCCAGGAAGTGATTAAAAAGAAAAGACACTCTCCATGTATCTGCTTCGTACTCTAAGAAACTTTAGCAACTTAGGTTCTTTTAAGTCTAAACACCGTTCTTCAGATTCAAAAAGATTTCCGGAATTCGATTCTAGATCTCTTATCACTAGTAACTGGCGTGTCATTCAGATTGTTGACCCTGACTTAAGTCAACATTCAGTTACTGTTTCTGCTAAGAACTCGCATAGTTTTACTGTTCCGAAAGGGACTATAAAGCGACTCGAGCGTACTGGAGGTATCCGTGTGGTTGATTTCATGGCACGCGCGATCGAACCACTAATTGACAAAGCACAACTGGACATTGATCTGGACGCTTTTAGGTTAGCATGCTCAAAATCGGCTGATCAACGTAATTATATGGAGAGTGTTAATAATGCGATCTCTTTGAACGTTGAACCACCAAAGCTGAATTTGGAACTACTTAGCATCGCTAAAGAGTTGGTAGTCCGTGAAGTCTGGCCGAATAAAGAATTTAAACTTAAATCGGAGACAAACGTTGCAAAACTGTTGAGTTTAACAAACTTGAGCGCTAACTTCGGTCTGCCTCACCTCGACAGTAAGCGTAAACACATTGGTGACCTCATCAAAGTTTACTCTTCGTTTTCAGATGGATACGACCTTCAACAGGTCGATGGACTTTGCAGATTTCCTTCAGTAGTTTTCTTTCGGATTACTGTCAAAAACACTTATGAGCTTGCTTTTAGATGCGTTTTCGGCGTTTCTGGTTATCAAGTAGCTTGTGAGATGCGGTTTTCTGTTGTACTTACTGCTTATTTCTCACTTATAACCGGTAAGTGCCCAGTTCTTGTGGGTATGTCGCAGCTCTTTCTTAGCGAACGAATGTTGAGTCTTGAACGGTACTACAGGTACAGTATTGACTTTTCGAAGTTTGATGGGCGGTTACATCCTATTATTCTCATTATGGCTCTTCAAATCTTGTTTATGCCTTTTATTAATGAGGACTCTCGATGTAAGGCTTACGTTGAGGGGCTTATCCGAGCTTTGGTTTGGTGTCCCTTTTGGTATCCTTTGGTTGGAGTTGTTTTCCGAAAGAGAGGGCTCACGTCTGGGTCGTCCTTTACTAACATGGCTGGTAGTGTGTCTAATCTATTGATTTTAAGATATGCTTTAACCGTCCTGGGTAAAAATGAGATTGTTCACAGCATGTTAGTGCATGGTGATGATAATCTTATTGCTTGTACAAAACCTCTAGATTTGGAAGCGCTTGGAAAGGTGATTTCAGGTATGGGGATGGAGATCAATGTTGCTAAATGTAGCATTGCTAAACCTGGTGAGACCGGAATTGAGTTTCTTGGAAGTAAGTGGGTCAAAGGGAAACCTGAGAGAAACCCATCGAAAATGGCGCTTAAAGTTATCACGGTTAAGGGCTCACCGGTCATTCTCGAGGAAGGTAAAATAGCTTACTTCATAGGTAGGTTTTACTCTATTTTCGGGTTTGATCACAGGCTACCACATTACTGGGCTTGCTGCGGACTTGGTATCTTACGAAACCTCGCTCGTGTCTTCGAAATCCCAGAGGCAATGCGTTGGGACCGCAGAGCTGCACGATTCTATACCTCTCTGAAAGGTGATGGCTTTTGGGAAGGTAAGTGGCGTGATAGACCCAGTACAGAGCCATGGAAGTTTCGGTGATTGGTCCGGAATTTTAAGCTCTGTTACTAGTACTTCGTATTAGTACGAATAATCACCTAAAATTGCATTAGGTGGGCAAG